GATTTTATGATGCTGCATGATAGCATGGATCGGTTTGGAAAACAAATTGCAGTAGAAGAAATAACCGGAAAAGATTTTGTATATATACGCCCGAAAGAAGAATAGCCAAAACAGAGGCAGCATTATATTTAGCAAATGAATACAATATGCCATATTTAGTTAAAGCGGCGCAGTTAGGTTTTGTTAAACAGCAGGCACAAGAGGCGGGATATAATATAAACTTCATTCTTTTAAACAACCCACAAATAGAGGGCATGAGGTTAAGAACCATTTTAAAAGACGAATGTATCAAAACAAAAGAGGCGCGGGAACACATCGGCAGACACATTAACATAATTGGAATTGAGGAAATATAGGAGGCAATCATGGCGAAAGAAAAAATATTGGACGGAATAACAAGAGCCTATATATACAATGCAAATTACCGAGCATTGCAGGAAATGGGAGCCGGTACAAAATTATTAAAAGCATTTGAGGAATACAAAGAGGCACCATTAAGAGAATTAAAAGCGGCGGCAGAGTATGTGGCGGCATGGCAGCAGGCAAAAATAGCAGAGTTACAGAAAGATGCGTACATAGAGGCGCGGCGGCAGCAGGAAAAGATAAAAGAGGAAAACGAGAAAAAAGAGAATTTCGGAATAGAAACAAACACAGATTTAAAGAAATTCACAAATTAGGAGGCACACATGGCAAAAGGAATTAAGTTAAACAGAGTACAGTATAAGAATATTAAGCGCATGGATCATAAGCAAATGGAGGACTTTATCGTAAATATGTATAACGAGGGGTACGAGGACGGAATAAAGGCAGCGGGAAACAGAGTAAAGCCTTCAGATATTGCAAGCGTATTAGTAGACATTAAGGGAGTAGGAACAAAGAAAGCCGCTGAAATCATGGCAGAAATAAACAAATTATACGAGGGAGGCGCAAAATCATGTTAGCAGATATTGTAGAAAAGGCAGAACGCACAGCGGGGGGTAGTGACCGCAACCGGTTCATGTAAATTTTGTAAGCAGGTAGCAGCACGAAAAGCATTAAAGGAATGGAGCCAAGAGGAAATAGACGAATTGGCAACAGAAACCTGCGAATGTATAGATGCGCGAATATACGCACACAAGAAAAGCCAAAAAGAAAGAGCACATAGCAGAATAGATCTTTTATTTGGCAAAGATAACACCGCCGTAATGGTTCCCGATGCAGCAGTAGACCTGCTGCATAAAGCCGTTTATCCGGTATGTGAGGGTTTTATACAATCAATTACAGTAGACGCAGGAAACGGCACCAAAGCGAAAATAAGCATCACGCCAAAGGGAATTGTTAAGGTAGCACGAACCAAGACAGACACAAGCACATACGAGGCATAGGAGGCAGCAGTTGAGAAAAGGAAAAATAATTTGCATCGACATTGAAACAACCGGATTAGATCCGGCAAATGATGAAATATTGCAAATTTCCATTATTAACGGCAGAGGAAAAACACTTTATAACTCATACATCAGACCGGTACACAAGAGAGAATGGAAAGAGGCAGAGGAAATAAATAAAATCAGTTGGGAGGCAGTAAAGAACGCGCCGACATTGCAGCACGAAAAACGGAAAATTGAAAAGATTTTGAAAAAAGCCGGTTTAATAATCGGTTACAATCACAAAGGGTTTGATTTGCCGTTTATGGCAGCTAAAGGAATAAATACAGCGGTAAAAGCAAAGGTATTTGATGTAATGTTAGAATTTGCGCCGATATATGGCGATTACAACGAGCATTACAATAATTATAAATGGCAGCCGTTGACAAGATGCGCGGAATATTACGGATATACCGGATATAAACCGCATGATGCACTAGAAGATGTGCGGGCAACCCTATATTGCTTTTACAAGATGCGGAGGAAAGTATGAAAGAGAAAACAAAGGCATTTTATAAAACGGTATTCAAGTATTGGTTAAAAGAAAGCGTTGCGCCGTTTATTGCAGCACTTAAAAAGGTATTTCAAAGAAAGTGAGGGATTGCATGAACAAAAGGCAAAGAAAAAAGCAATTTAAAAAGCGGTTTGGTTTCAATCCACCGCGTAACATTTCGATGCAGACAGCAACGCGGATCATGGAAAACAAAGAAAGCGTAATTGCAGCTTGCGAAAGATTGAAAGCGGCGATAAATGATTTATGGGAACAATTAAAGAAACCATTATTAGAGTTGGTAGAGGCTTTAAAAGAAATTAAAACCGCTTTTATAGACCACATGGAAAGAAACCGCAGGCAATATGCGGCATTGGCGAATTTCCAAAGCAAGGTATTAGTGCAGCAGCGGCAGCAGGAAAAGGAGGTAATGCAGATTGAAAGCAATTTTAACATATACAACCATGATAGGAAATAAGGCGGTAGAAGAAACAAAACTTTTCGACACCGCAACAGCAAAGAAAATTTGCGATGTAGTAAACGCCTTTAAATATAAAGTGCAGGAAATCTACATAACAGCAAAGGGCGTTATTTTCATACGCAACATAAATGAGAATAGCTTAGAGGTAGCAAACCAAAAAGAGATCAAAAAGTGGATCGGCGAACATGAGCCGGACAAGTATATTAAATTTTTCGGAGAAGTGGAGGAAGGCTAACAATGGCGGTAACAAAGGAAATCAAGGAAACAATAGCAGTAACCATAGACGAGGTATTTAAGAAAATGAATAGTATTTCATGGTTGGAACGCCAAAAAGCCATGAAAGACGAGGCATTTAAAAACACAGAAAAGATCCTTTACTGTTTTAATATCTTAAAAGAACACGTTGCAGACGAGGCAGCATATTTGGATATGATAAATAAGCATACAAGCGGCAGCGTGGTTAGATATTCAAAGAATAAGGTTGATAAGCCGGACGAGGATCAGCTATTAGAGGATCGCATAGCCTCATACAATCGCAGTAAATCAGATGTAGACCGGATCGAAAAAGCACTTGCAAAAATCAAATGCAAAAAAGGCTATGAGGTTATCGAGTACCGATATTTGCGCCGCAAGGAAAAAGACGAAATTTACACATACGAGGAAATAACGGATATTTTGGCGGGGCAGCAGGGTTATAGCGACAACCTCAACGAAAAGACCGTAAGAAACTATAAAAATACATTAGTGCGCGATATGGCGGTATTTTTATTTGGATCCGATGCGATATAGACACAAGGGCGAAAAGTGCGTATACAAGGCGCGCAGAGGCAGCAGGACAGAAGAAACGAGGGCTTGACAACACGCCCGATTTGCCACCCTTCACAAGTCCGTTTAACTATGTTATAATTTTTACAATTCAAAAATTAGCGATTTAAAACGCGGCATTTTCTAAACAGAAATAGCCGCGTTATTTTTATGCGTGCGAGGTGGTAAAAGGTGGCGTTGATGAAGTATTGCAATAGAAACGGCTGTAATAAGTTAGTGCCGTATGGGGTGCGGTATTGTAAGGCGCACACAATAGATAGAACCGCAGAGAATAGAGAGCGACACAAAGAGTATGATGCACATTGCAGAAACCAAACGGCAAAGGCTTTTTATAATAGCAGCGAATGGAAAGCGGCAAGGGCTAGAGCATTGGCAAGAGACACCGGCATAGATATTTATTTATATATCACAGAAGGTAAAGTAGTACCGGCTGACACAGTACACCACATCATAGAGTTAATGGAGGATTATTCAAAGCGTTGTGATTTGGATAACCTCATAAGCATATCAGAGGCAACACACAGCATGATAAGCAAGGCATATAAAGACGAGAGAAAGAAGGCACAGATGCAACATACATTAAGGGAGTGCATAAGAGAGTACAAACGGAGGCTAGAGGGGTAGGGGTGCAAAAAAAGTTTTTGCCCGCCCTGCCCTAGACCGCAGCCCCCCTAAATTCCCGCAAAAACTCCCTAAATGAGATTTTTTTTGAAAGGGGGTTGCAGGAGAATGGCAAGACCAAGACAGCCGGTAGACTTAATAGCCGCAAAAGGGCGTAAACACTTGACGATCCAAGAATATGTAGATAGAAAAAATGCAGAGGTAACAGCCCCTGCAGACAATGTAAAACCGCCCAGATTTTTTTAACAAAAAAAGGAGAAAGAAAAGNTTGACGAAATTGGCNAAAAACAGTTAGATTGATTTAAAAATTATGACTAACTTAGATTGCGATGTATTGGCGCGGTATATTAAGGCTGAAAGTGAATATATCAAAGTAACAAAGCAATTACAAAAGATTAAAGTTTACACCGGATAAAAAAAAGCATGGTTCCGGCAGATGCGCAGTTAGCGGAAACAAATACGCGCAATACAATTATCTTTCCAAAATACAAAATAGGCTTATGAAAGCCTGCAACGAAAACGCAAAGGAATTAGGCTTGACGATTTCGAGCAGGTGCAAATTAGTGATACCAAAAGAAAAAGAAGAAAAACCGCAAAACAAATTTATGAAACACGCGCAGTAATACATGAGCAGAATTATAAAGACAGCGGATCGGGTATCACAATTTGCAGAAAAGAACCTAAAGAACAAAAAAGAGTTTGGAGAAGATGCGCGGTTAGCGTTTAAGAGGCATTTAAACGATCTGAAAAGGTCAGAGAAAGACGATCCGGAATTTCCGTATATTTTTGTACCGGAAAAAGCAGAGGACATTATAGAACTTGCCAACAAGCTAACAATAGCAGAGGGCGAGGGCAACGAAACATTTACCTGCGCCGGTTTCCAAGAGTTTATTTTAGGTTCCCTTTTTGGTTGGGTACATAAAGAAACCGGAAAACGCCGCTTTACTGATAGTTATGTACAAGTAGCAAGGCAGCAGGGAAAAAGTGTTTTAAATGCAATATTGGGTATTAAATGCAGCAATTTTGACAATTACAATTACGCACAAATATATTGCACAGCAACCAAGCAGGATCAAGCGCGAATTGTATTAAATGAAATATCAAAATTCATAAATGCAGATGCAGACCTGCAGGAACTGTTTGAGATAAAGGATTATAAAAGCGAAATAATCGCTAAATTAACTAACGCAGTAATTAGGGCGTTGGGGCGTGATACAAAATCAATAGACGGTTTCAGACCGTATTTAGGCATTGTTGACGAGTACCACGCACACAAAGATAATCAGATGTATAAGCTGCTGAAAGGCGGCACAAGAAAATTAAAACAATCGTTAATATCAGTTATAACAACGGCGGGTTTTAATCTAAATGCGCCATGTTATGAATTATATAAATATTGCCGGAGGGTTTTGCGTGGAATTGACACAAACGACCGGCAATTTATTTATATCGCCCAAATGGACGAGAAAGACGATATTTGGGATCCGAAAAATTGGATAAAGTGTTGCCCATTAACCGGAAATGATCCCGAATTAGTTTCACAAATGCAGGAAGATGCAAGAAAAGCTAAGTCAATGGGCGGCGAAGAATTGAGAGATTTTTTAACAAAATCACTCAATATATGGGTAACAAATACAGAAACAGCATTTATAGATTTGGCAGAATGGGAGAAATGCGGTAGTAAAAGGACTTTAAAGGACTTTAGAGGAAAAAAGGCAATATGCGGTTTGGATTTATCAAGCGGCGGCGATTTAACATCACTTGCGTTAATATTTCCTTATGAGGACAAAAAGACCGGCGACAAGAAATATTATATTTATTCCCATTCATTCATACCAAAAAGGCGTATGCAAGAACACATGGATAAAGAGGACAACGCGCCGTATGCGATTTGGGAAAAAGAAGGATTGCTGACAGTAACAACGGCAGCAGGGGGCATAAAAACCGATTACAAAACGATTTTAGCGCACCTGCATAACATCATAGACAAATACGAGATAGATTTAACGGCGATAGGTTACGATCCACACAATGCAAGCGCATTTTTATTAGATCTTGAAGATTTCGGGTGTGATTTGGTGGAAATAAAGCAGAGCGCAAGAAGTTTGAATGATGCAACGAAAGATTTTCAGTTAGAGGTAGAGGCACACAATGTAGAATATGACGAAAGAAACAAATTATTAACAAGATCTATGAATGATGCTATTTTATCCGAGCCAAACAGTTTTGGCGAAATTAAAATAGATAAAATGTTACAGAAAAACAGAATTGATCCATGCGATGCTATTATTTGCGCCCATAAATTAGCAATGGGGGTAGAGGTTGAAGAAATAACAACAGATCAAAGCGTGGAGGCATACTTAAAGATGTTTGAAGAAAAGGCAGGTGAAAATGAAGATTGAAAATTATTTGAAAAAATTAAAAAGAATAATGCTTAGCAACAAAGCGATAAGACCGGCAGCGGGCGCGACCGATGAAAAACTATTGGAGTGGTTGGGAATATCGGGAACGCCTAAAAAGGTATTAAGCGAGGTAACATATTTTACCTGCCTTAAAATGTTATCGGAAACATTGGCAAAGATGCCTATTAAATTCTATCAGCAGACGGATAAAGGAGTAGAGAGAGCAGAACCAAACGCAGCATACGAGCTATTAAAGACAAGACCAAATTCACAAATGACACCTTCCGTATTTTGGGGTGCGGTAGAAAACAACCGGAACCATTGCGGGAACGCTTATGTATGGATTAGGCGACAGTTTAACCGCAAGAAATACGGAGGCGAAATGGTTATAAAAGATTTATGGATCATGCCTTCAGCAGATACAACAATAGTTATTGATGATAAGGGCGTATTTGGTGCCGCGGGCGATATTTATTATTGGTACACCGACAAATACAGCGGGGAAAGCTATGTTTTTCCTTCGGCTGATGTGATGCACTTTAAAACATCACTATCTTTTGACGGTTTAAGCGGCGCGCCGGTAAGAGACATTTTAGCAGCAACCATACAAGGCGGTTTAGAAAGTCAAAACTTTATGAATAATCTTTATAAAGGTGGTTTAACAGCAAGGGCAGCCCTGCAATATACCGGCGATTTATCGCCAAAACTTGAAAAACAGCTAATTAAAAGGTTGGAAGAATACGCAAACGGCGCAAATAACGCCGGTAAGTTTATACCGATACCGATCGGCATGAAATTAGAGCCGTTAAACATAAATTAACGGATAGTCAGTTTTTCGAGTTGAAAAAGTATAGCGCATTGCAGATAGCAGGGCGCATTTGGTATTAAGCCGAACCAAATTAACGACTATGAAAAANGCAGTTATGCCAACAGCGAAATGCAAAACATTTCTTTCTATATTGACAACAGAATTATATATTTTAAAGCAGTATGAGGAGGAAATAAATTATAAGTTGTTGGATCCGAGCGAAACAAAAGCAGGAAAGTATTACAAATTTAATGAAAATGTTATTTTGCGTACCGATGCAAAGACGCAAGAGGAAATTTTAACCGGATATGTGCAAAACGGCATATATACGCCAAATGAGGCGCGGGAGTATGTGAACAAACCGAGGTTAGAAGGCAGCGATGATTTAATTTGCAACGGAAACTATATAAAAGTTGCGCAAATTGGCATAGAAGCAAAAAAAGGAAGGAGGAGGCGAGAATGGCTAAAATCTTAGAATTGCAGAAAAAGGACAAAAAAGGAAAATGCAGGACAGTAGGCAGCATCGAGATCAAAAACCAAACAGAGGCAGCCGCAGACCTTTATTTTTTCGGCGATATTAACAGCGAGAGTTTGGGAGAATGGCAAAAGTATTATCCCGATGATAAAGCACCAAAAGATGTGCAGGACTTTTTAGATCAGCTTGACGGCGTTTCAAAAATCAATGTACACATTAACAGCGGCGGCGGTTCAGTATTTGGCGGTATTGCTATTTACAATATTTTAAAACGGCACAATGCGGAAATTGTTGTGTATGTAGAGGGATTAGCGGCGAGCATCGCAAGCGTTATAGCAATGGCAGGCGATAAAATCATTATACCGGCAAATGCGCAAATGATGATCCATAAACCAAGCAGCATTACATGGGGAAATGCGGACGATATGCGCAAAGAGGCAGATATTTTAGACGGTTGCCAAAAGGTTATTTTAAACACCTATATGCAGCACGCAAAAGACGGTGTAACAGCCGAGGAAATAAACGCCCTTATAGATGCGGAAACATGGAAAAACGGCGAAGAATGGCAGGAATTTTTTGATATTGAAGTATCAGAAAAGAGCCAAGCAACCGCCTGCGAAAGCGAATATTTCGACAAATATAATAATTTGCCGGACAAGCTAAAAGGGCAGCCGGAGCCGCCGCAAACTTAATATTGACGATTTAGCGGAAAAAGGTAGCAG